GGCGTCGGCTCCCGATTCCTCCATCCACTCCATGTAGCCCTCGATCATGGCGCGTTCGAGGACAGCGACGGACTCCCACTTCTTCGCGACCGCTTCGAAGCCGTCGGACTCCGGCGAGAGCTGCATCCTCTCCAGGGTCTTGTTCCAGTCCCGTCCGATGGCCTCTCGCAGGACGTCACGCGGGTCCTGGCGCTCAGTCCCCTCGGGGACGTACCAGGCTGCGAGAGCCTCGTGCACGCGGATCCCGGTGTTACGAACGTCGGTCAGGTCGGTGACGGAGTCGAGCTGCCGGTACCAGCGCAGCCACCATTTCCGCTTGCACTGCTGCCAGTCGTTGATCTTTGTGGCGCTGACGATCTGATCCGGCAGGACTCCAGTCGGGAGGGGAGCAGTGGCTGGGGCTGTCGTGATGACCAGAGCAGCGGACGGTACACCAGTATCCGGATCGTGCTCCGCACCGATAGGGAACGGTTCGACTTCTTCCTGCTGTTCGTTCGGTGACAGGTCGATAACTGCCTCGCCCGGGGACCAGACACCCGTGATCTCGTGCCCGGCGAATGAGTACCCGTCCAGACTGACGGGAGTCGGGGTGTGCTCCTGCTGGTTCATCTCCTGCATCTGAACGTTGTTCTCGTGCTCTCCCTGTTCCACTGCGATCGGGTCATTGAGAACGTAGGACGAACCATCTTCCTTCGTCACGAGGCAGATGATCCCGGCGCGGGCCGCTTCGTCCACGGTGTGACTGGCACCTCGTGAGTTGTTCTTGATGAACGCCAAGCAGATGTCGGCACCGAGGTCGACCATCTCTCGGTTGCGCCGGAACCCGGCCTGCTTGCCATATTCATCCCACTCAGCGGGATGACGCTCGATCGATCCTCCGTGGTACCCCCACAGATACTCAGCGTGGGCATCGGCTCCGGTCGGGCACGCACCAGAGATAAGGACGGCATCCGGGTACTGCCGGACCGCATACTCAATCTTGTCTCGCAACATCTCGTATTCCGTGAGGGCGACTGGAGTCAGTTGCCCGTGGTCGTCCGTCTCGGCACCCCAGGTACGGGACCCTGTCACCAGGACCCGGCGTCGCGTTTCCCATGTCCCACAGTGCACGCATGACATCTGCCCGGAAGGGACACGGTAGGTGAATCCATCACCGTGCTCGCAGTGCTCCGGCTTCACTGATTCGCCGTCCTGCCATGGACCGGCTGGAAGTTCGACCTCGTCAACCGATCGGGGACCAGGTGTCGTGTCCTCGTGAGCGTGCGGCAGTGGCTCACCACACCGGACACACATCTCGATCTCCGGCTGGTCCTTCATGTCGATTCGAGTGCCGTCCTCCAGCACCTTGATCGGGTAATCACTCCCACCCGCACACCGCTCGTCCTGGGGATCGAGGTGAGACCGGGCCCGCCCGTTCTTCGTCAGCTCCACGGTGGTCCCACAGCCGGTCGGCCCGGCGGGAATCCGGCACACGTACCCACGGACCGGCTGCTCCGCAGGGAGCACCCCGTCCGTGCCCGCCTCACCGGGCGGGGGGAAGGCGGTCGTCCACGGTTTTCCGACGGCGAGACACCGGCGCGAGTCGGCACTGAGGCGGCACTCGTCCTTGTCGGAGAAGTGATACCGGATCGTCCCGTCCCCGTTGACCTTCGTGCTCTTCCCGCAGCACGGGCACGGCATACGTTCCGGCTGAGTCAGTCCGGCATCAATCGCCTGCTGCTCGGTCGGCCCACCGGGGTTGTCGTGGTAGAGATCCACGGCAGTGTTCAGTGTCTCTAGGGCGGTTCCGATCGGATCAGCCATCCGGCGATTGATCTCCGCCTGCTGCTCGGGTGTCCGTCCGTCAGCGCGCACGAGAGGCATCCCCAAGCTGATCTCGAAGGACGGGGGGAAGGTGGGCTCCACGTACGGAGCCGTGTCACTGAAGTGCTCCCGGAGCTGGTCCCGGAACTCCTCCGAAGTCTCATCTCCGAGCCGCGAGGGTGCCGTTCCTGCTCCGGCGAGGACGTCAGCACTCAGGAGGAACTCTGCCTCCGCCACGAGGTCAGGGTCCTGCTCTTCCTGCGGAACGTTCGCCGTGTCCCGGTTGATCTCTTCCAGGCGCATCAGCTTCTGTGTGAGACGGTCGACCTGGTCCTCCTCGATCGTTCCCTGGGTGACGATGTCGATGATCTGCACAGTGCTGTGGATCTCGGATCCGATCCGGTGCACCCGGCCTTCCGTCTGCACGGCCTGGACCATGGACCATGGTCGCTGGACGTTGACGAGGAGATCGGCCGCCGTCATGTCGAGACCGACGGAGCCGGCCGCGACGGTGAACAGCAGGACGCGGTCATGCCCGCTCTGGAAGCGCGTCAGGGCGACGTCCCGCTCCGCCGGCGTGTAGTCCCCGGTGATGATGCCGTGTCCGACCTTCAGGTCCGTGAGCCGGTTCGAGATGAGCCGGACCAGGTCTTTGTGCACGGCCGCGACGGCGACGCCGGGGCCGGCGCCGGTGAGGTATCCGCCGTCCTCCAGGATCTCCATGAGGATGTCCACCTTGGGGGACGGGTCCTTCATGGTGATCCGCCATGTCGAGATGTCGTCCTCGTCCGGCTTCTCGATCTCCACGGCCGCAGCCGCAATCTGCTGGAGGCGGTCCGCCTTCGTGAGGTTCGAGTGCGTGATGATCAGATCACCGTTGCCGAGATCCCCGAAGAGCGTGTTCGCCACGTCGTTGTAGATCTTCTGATGCTTCGCGGCGAGAACCGCTGTACGGGTCTCGCGCAGCACAGGCGGCAGCTGCGGTGAGGTGACCGCCTTGAGCATCCGCCGGAAGTGGGGATCGAGGATTCCGTACAGCTCGTCCCGGGTGGCGGGGTTCAGGCCGATGATCTCGGGTGCGCCGATCGGGTTCGCGCGCGTCAGGCAGTACCGGTCGATCGCCTTCGACTTCACCGGGAAGTCATCGGGGAGGATGGCGTGAAGGACGGACCAGAGGTTTCCGAAGTGATCGGACTGGACGGTGCCGGACAGTCCCCACCGGTATTCCACGCCGGCGCTGTTCATGACGTGCCACACCGCGCGGGTCTGCTTCGACTCGGGGTTCCCGATCCGGTGTGCCTCGTCCAGGAAGACGGACCGGAAGGCGATCCCGTTCAGCTCCTTCTCGTGGATCTCGCACTGGCTGGCCTTGATGTCGTCCCCGTGCTTCGGGTCGCACTCCTGGCACCGGCGCAGACGGATCGAGCCGTATGCGGAGAGACGGCTGAAGGCCCGGACCGACTCCAGGTTGATGATGACGAGTGCGTTCGGATCGGCTGCCGCTGCCTTCAGGATCTTGCGTCGGGCGACGGCGGATCCGTCGACCACGTAGGGGACAGCGCGCGGTGCCCATCGGGGAGCGAGATTCTTCCAGTGGTACTTCACGGAGTTCGGTGCGACGACGAGAGCGGGCAGCGCACCTTCGATCCGGTCGATGAACGTAAGGGACTGGACCGTCTTGCCGGACCCCATCTCGTCACCGAGGATGCCGGACTTGACGATGCTCATCCACTCCACACCGGCCGCCTGGAACGGTCGGAGACCGGAAGCACTCCACGCGAACTCCGGGTCGTACTCAGTCCACGGGTCCATGTCCGCGTAGCCAGTCGCCATGCGGAGTCCGAGACCCGGCGTGACGACCTTCGCCCGGTGCTCGGACGCCCACTCCCCGAGGGTCTGCGACAGCCGGAGTTCACCGCCGAACATCCCCCGCAGCACGAGGCACGAGCCCCACGAGAGGGGCAGGGAGACGATGTCCCGGCCGTGTGCGTCGCGCCGGTACCGGGCGCCCGGCAGCATGAGAAGCCGGTCCTTCTCGTTCCATCCGAAGAGGCAGTCGATCCGGTCCTCGTTGCGGTCCGCGTACGGCATCAGTCCCCACTTCCTTTGATCACGATCGTGTGAACACGAGCCCATGGCTTGGCCCACTTCACGAACCGTTCGGCGGTCACCTCATACGCTCCGGGCCCGATGTTCGGCTTCGGAACCCACCGGAACCGGTACCGGTGTACACCGATCTGCCGGTACCACTGGTAACTCATGTACTGCCGGGGACCGATCACCTCGGACTGCTTAGCCATGATCGCGCTCCCTCTCATGGAGGATCTCCATGGCGTAGTCGTAGCCGGACCAGTTGTCGACCCCGGCCGCTTCGAGAGCGGACAGCTTCGCCGCGTCTTCACGAAGCGAATCCAGATCGTCTGTGCCCCCGGTCTCCGTGTTCTCCGCGACCCACTGGCGGACAACCCGCTCGATCTCACGGGAGGCGTTCAGAGTCCGCTTGTCTGCGCCCTTCTGCTTACCGACCATGCACCAGGCGAAGCGGAGGACGAGGGTCGGTGCTGCCAGCTTGTTGATCAATGAGAGTGCCTTCTCAGCAGCCTTTACGTCTTGGTACTCCATGGTCAGTCCCCACTTCCTGTGTTCTCTGCGACCCACTGGCGGACGACGGCGACCAGTGCCAGAAGATCGGCAGTGCCCTCGTTCCAGTTCTGAGCCTTCCTGTCCTCACCGATACGGCGGTCCCTGTCGTCATCTGTCGGCAACCACCGGGCGCTGTTGTACGCCTTGAAAAATACGTCGTCCAAGGCGTGCAGCAGATCGAGAGCTTCGGCGATGTCGATCGGGCTGCGCTCGATCCGACGCACGGGCTTGGACAGCAGCCGACGTGCGTACTCCTCCACGTGGCTCGCGTGCTTGTCCTTGTTTGTGTGGCGGACGGGCATCTCCCCGACAGTGGCACCGCAGCCATGCCGACGGCACTTCATCTGAGGGTTGTGGAGCTTGATCCATCCCCGGTTGATCTGCTGCTCGACACGTCCGCAAGACGGGCAGATCAACGACACGCACAGTGGGCATACAGGTCGGGGCTTCACAGTCAGCCCTCCCAGATGTGGACCGGCGGAAGGATCCAGGTCGGCGCGGTTCCGAGGGTGACGGCACGAACACGCCACCCGTACATCTCCAGACCGAACTGCTCTTCCTGCATGCGGGCACAGTCGACGTCCAGCTCCATCCAGAGCTGCGCGTCCCGCAGGTCCGCGATCCGGTGCCTGTCCTCCAGGGACTCGTCCTTGAGATAGCCGAGTCCGATCAGCTGACTGCCCAGGATGACCACGTCGTAGATGGTGCCGACGTTCTGTGCCCGGCCATCGATGTGGTGCCGTACGGGCATGAGTCCGTCCGGCCGGATCGCACAACCCGTCTGAGGCCGGTGCAGGATCCGGGGGTACGCCTCGTTGGTCGGGGTCTCGATGAACCCCAGACAGGCGATAAAGCGACGCGTCCCACGCGCCGACGTGGTCATGGTCATTTCCTCCTTGGGCGGGCACCACTGCTATTTGATTTAGCTTAATCTATCAGAGCGCTCCTGACCAGCCGCTGGAACAGACTGGCGTGATGCCGTGCCATGTACAGAACCGCGTGACGGACGGCCATGCGGACGTCATCCGCGTCGGCCTGTCGGACGTCGGAGGCGAGCGGCCACAGGCCGGCGCGCTGGAGCAGCGGACCCTGTCCGATGGCGAGAGCGTCCGACGGCGCCTGGAGGTCGACGCTCACGCCGTGGTGATGGCCAGCACGCAGCACGAGGCCGACCATCTGCTGTGCCTCCGGCTGGTGCGAGTGCGCCTGGTTGCCCTGGATGAACCGCTCACAGGCGATGGACACCCTGCGGTCGGCATGCCCCGAGTGGTCCTTGAGGATCAGCTCAATCAGATCCATGGCCTGTCCGCCCGGTCCCTGAAAGATCCGAACCATCCGGCCGTCCACGATCTCGGCTACGCCGGCGGACTTTCCCGGGTCTACTCCGATGATCACTACGCTCATGCTGATGCCTCCGTGATCTGGATCTTCTGGGTGTCCCCGCCGGCTCGGGTGACGATGATGCAGGACGACCGTCCGAGATCGACGCTGTACTCCTTCGCCACATCGAGCAGCACGATCCCGAAGATGTCGGCGAGGTCCCGCTGTACCTCGGGATCGGGATGCATGCTGATGTCAAGGGCGATCCGGACGCGCTCAGTAGTCATTGACCATCTCCGTCACTTCGAAGGGAAGCGGAACGTTCTGTGTGGTCCGACTCCCCAGCCACACCCACCGGTAATGGAGCCAGGGGATCCGGACGTCCATCGCAGCCAGCACCCGGTGCTGTCCGTCATCAACGAAGACGGCCCCGGAGTCCCGGGCGACCGCCAGGCGGATCGGTTCTACCGCGTCACCCTTGGACATCTGTCGCCCGTACTCGAACACGGTCTTCCGGTCGTCAGCGAATCGGTTGAAGTAGGCCCGGCACTCGGACCAGGTGGCGAACCGGCCGGGGTGGACCCTGTCGGTTCGCAGGGAATGGATGGAGAGCTGTCCTCGGTAGCTCACAGGGCTGCCTTCCTGTTGAGTGCTTCCAGGACGTGACCGGGCAGGGGATCCCGGGGACGAGGGCGGTCGAGGCCCTTCGGAGAAGTCCAGCTCCATCGGTACGGAAACTTCCGGATCCTTAGCATGTCAAGAGCGACCGCCCGGTGATGTCCATCGCGCAGAGACAGACGGCATGTCCCATTGGTGACCTCAATCCACAACGGCTCCAAGAGTCCTTCCTGCGGGATCGACTCAAGGAGTTCGTCCAGGATGGCTCGGTCCGCCCTCCTGGTCTTGATTGTCTTGAGCGCGGTGTACCAGTCCCGGTAGTCCCCGGACTCGATCAGTCCATCGTCCAGGAAGTCCAGGGGGAGCGAGGGATGCGCCATGTTCATCTTCTCCTTCTCGGTCAGCGTTCTTCAGTCCAGTTCGCCCGAACGACCCGGTCGTAGTTACCGCCGTTCCCTTCGATTCGGACTGAGGCGCCATCCGGTACACCGGCTGCGCGCATGGTGGTGATGGCATCGAGGAGTGCGTCCAGCCGTACACCATCCTTGCGAGTGCCGTCCGGCGACTTCTTCGCGACGATCTCTGTGCTCTGTTCAATCCTCATGACTTCAGCTCCTCCAAATCTCCCCAGTTCTGACCGATGGACACGGATGCAGTGATCGGGACGGACAGCATCTTGTCGTCGTTCATGACCTCACTGACCGTCCGGATGACCTCATCACGGCGGTCCATGGGGACCTCCATGTCAATCTCGTCGTGGACGGGGAACATCATGAGATCCCCGAGTCCGGCCGCGTCGAGCTGGAGGATCTTGTACTTCATGATCTCGGCCGCCACCCCCTGGACGTAGTAGTTGACCAGGGCGTACTCACGCCCCCGGTCACATGTGATCCGACGCCCGGTGAGCGGGGACCGTACATACCCGACGCCCTCTTCGCGCTGCCGCTTCTCGCCCGCCTTGATCACGGCATCGGCGAAGCGCGGGACACCCGGGTACATCTTGTCCACGGCGCGAAGGAACCTGTCCGCCTCTTGGATTAGCGGCACCTTACGGCCATGTTCGTCGGCATGAATGAGACCGGCGGTGACAGCAAATTTCGCCGCGCCGGCGCCGTAGATCTTCGCGTACATTCCGTTCTTGATCAGCTGTCGTCGGGGGTCTTCCTTCTCGAACCCTGGCTCACTGAAGACGTTGCGCCCCATGACCACGAAGAAGTCGTCCGGATCGAGAAACGCAGCCTTCAGGCCGGGGTCCTGTGACGCATGCGCCATGCCGCGCATCTCGACCTGGTCGAAGTCGGAGGACAGCCAGAAGCAGTCGTCGGCCGCGCGGAACGACCGGCGGATGGCCGTCTTGAACTCCCCGCGCTTCGGGACGTTCTGGAGGTTCGGGTCGTTGGCCGATGACCGGCCCGTCCGCACACCGTCCTGACCCCCCGGCTCGAACGGGTTCTTGGCCCGGCCGCCGACGGAGTTGATCGAGGGGTGGATGCGGCCGTCGTACTGGCTCAGATCGAGGTACCCATGGAGGTAGGTGGACGTCAGCTTGGAGATCTTCCGGTACTCCAGGACCAGAGTGGCCAGAGGGTGGTCGATCACCGAGAGTGCTTCCTTGTCCGTGGAGTACGCATCACCCTTCGGGGTCAGCTTGACCAGTTCCACCCCGTCCGCCTGGAGCCGGGAGATGACCTCCTTGGCCGACCCCGGGGACACGCGCCACTCGTCCTCGATCGTCTTCCGCAGCCGGAGTTCCCGCTCGTCCAGTTCGGACGTGAGCCGCTCCACATAGGGGCGGTCGACCATGGCGCCCTTCCGGCACATGCGCTCGATCACCCAGGAGACGGCGAGTTCCAGTTCGTACGAACGGGGCGAGATGCTCATCACCTGAGGCCGGAGCACCTTGTCGAGCTGGTACGTCTCACAGGTGTCGACACATCCGTACTGCCAGTACTGGGGGAAGTCCCACGGGACGGTGGACCAGTTCCACTTGTGCTGGGCGAACGCCGCCTTCAGGTCGTCCTGGAGCATGGCGCCACGTTCGTCCACGTGCTGGCTGTACAGGGGCTTGAGCCCCAGGGGGCCCTTGGAGTACAGCACGTGCGCCTGAAGCAGCGTGTTGTGGGTGCGGTGCCGGGGGAGGACGACTCCGTCCTTCGCGAGCATCGCGAAGTCGTACGGTCCGTTGTGTGTGATCCACTCACCCTGGAAACGCTTCACCGCGTCCAGGACGACCATCTTGTTGATCTCGAACGGGATCGCCCATGCCTCACTGCCGTTACCGAACTGCGTGAGGCGGACGTGGTCCCGTTCGGGAGAGAGGCCGGTGCCCTCCGTGTCGATCGCGCAGTCCTTCTGGAGGGACAGCCACCTGAGGAACTCGAATGCCTCGTCAGTGTTCGTGACCAGGTGCAGGTTCGTGATGTCGTCAAGGCTCACTGATTGCGCTCCCGTGAGTCCATGGCGCCCAGAAGGAATTGCGCGACCTGCGTAGTCAGCTCCGTCCGCCGTTCCGTGTCGGCTGCGTCCCACTCTTCACGGTCGATGTACGCCTTCCACCCGTGAAGATGGTTTCCGATGCGGAACTGAAGGTTGATCATCACCTTCTTTTTCTTCAGGTCCGGTCGCGTGTCCCGTGCCTTGACACTCTCCGCGACCTCGCCGCCGTAGTGTCCTTCGTTCATGGTCATTATCCCAGCTCCTCTTCTTTGATCACTTCGGCTGTGCCGTCCTCGGACACCTGGATCACTGTGATGCCGGACGGACCGGTCTGCGACGGGTCAATGCCGACACGGATCATGGACACCGGGATCTCCTCAGTGATCGCGTCAGCCGACGGCGGGTCCCACGCTTCCAGGGCGTCGATGACACTGATGGAGTCGGCGCGCCGGATCGTGCGCTCATACGCGGCGTTTACAGCCCCCCATGCCGTGCCCGGTACCGGCTCGTACGTCTCCTTCAGCCTGACGGCTTCCTGGAACGCCTCGGACCACTGCTCTTCCAGGGTGCGGAAGGCGCGCTGGAGACGCTGGTGCTCAACGGTCAGATCCTGGAACCTCCGGCGCAGTCCGCGCCAGGGGACCTGTGCCTTGTGCTTGGCCATGGTCATTGTCCTGTCAGGTCGGCGGCCGGGAGCGGTGTGCCCCCGGCCGGATTATGTCATCGATCGAAGAAGTCGTCCCGGGTATCCTGCGCCCGGGTGAAGCATGTCTCACAGGCGATCTCGCCATCCACGAAGGCGGCCTCGTCGCCCTCGGAGATCTCGTCGATGCACTCGTTCCCGGAGTACCCCGACTCGCACGTCTGGTCCCGTACCGAGGAGAACGACCGACTGACCTTCGGCAGATCGTCCGCGCCCGTCCTCCGGTTCGTCTCCTGCCGGCGTGTGGAGGCGGGCATGTCCGCGAAGGACCGGCCGTCGTCACCCATGGTCAGTCCTCCGTCGGTGCGATGGAGAACGACGCAGCCGACGGACCCGGAGTGATCAGTCCGTCGGACAGGTCCAAGGTGAGTTCGACCTCGGACCCATCCTCGGACACCACGGCGTCCATCACCTTCGCCGTTCCCTCCGTCTGGCGTACGGGAACGGTCTTGCCGATCTGTGTGGACATCATCCCGGAATCGAACACAGATCCGGCTTCAGCCCGCTGCACGAACTTCACCTTCATGGTCATTTCCTCCTTCATCACCGATACCGGGGGAGGTGTCAGAGCGCACTGGCGTCCTCCCCCGGCGGTCTATCTGATCATTAGCGTGTCGTGCACCCGGGACGGGGTGACTCACGGTAGCAGTCCTCCCGCTTCGTGCCGTGATCCGTCCCCACTGCCGTCGCGAGGACAGCGGCGGTGATCAGGAACCACAGCAGGAAGCCGGTCTTTTCCGTCGGCTGACGGTCCTTCACAGGGTCTCCAGGATCTCAGTTGCTGTGTACGTAGACGTTGAGCAGCTCATCCAGCTCTGCTTCCTCGTCCTCGGTCAGAGAGTCTTTCTCCAGCAGGTGGTTCATGCGGGTCCGGTCCCTGACGCGCATCCCGGGACGGGGGCTCAGGCTCCGGCCGATCTGTCCCATGCGTGCCGCGCGCAGTGCCTGGTAGTCGATCCCAGGGCCCGGCTGGCACTGCCTGCACGAACATCCGGGCGCGGTCGCTGTCTTGTTCCGGCAGCCACAGCGGCAGGGTGCGTACGTGCTGTCAGCCATTGATCACGTCCAGGATCCACATCGCCGCGAGAGCGGTGAGGAGCAGCACCCAGAAGATGCCCTGGGAGAAGACGGTCCGGCTGCGCCGGCGAGGGCACCTCATCGGCTTGTCCCCTTCGGATGAGCGGGGCAGATGTTCCGGCCGGTCTTGTCCTTGCGCCACCCGCGCTGACTGTGGGCGACATGCTCAACTCGCGCCTTGGGCACATAAGCGCCCCAGTGGACACTGGCGTGACAACCTTTCACGTCACAGCGGAGAGTCGTGGTGGCTGTCCGACGGATGCTCATCGGCGTATGCTTCCGCCGACACCGCCCGGGGTCATCCCCAGTCCCATCCCGGTGGCGTAGAAGTCCCGCATGGACGCCTTGTAGTACCCACGCTCCGGGCCCCCGTTGGCAACGCTCTCAGCATGCCGTGCCTTGCAGATCTCGATCCAGGAGGAATACTCCCGGCGCGCGTGCGTGCCGAGGGTGAGCGCGTCCAGCAGGATGCGGTTCGCGATCCGGTACGGACGTCCGTCCGTACCGCCGTCGGCTGCGGGACTGGAGGCCGCGTATCCGCGCTCGTTGCAGAGATCGCAGTGACAGTCCAGGATCTGACCGAGGAACGGGGCGAACTCCGTCCGGCCGGGTGCTGGGTCCGTCCAGATCTTCAGCGTCCGGTCACACCGGACGGTGACGCTCTCCCGTGCGGGGGTCCGGAAGTCCTCCGGCTCCCGGAGGTACCGGAGCTGGTCCGGGCGCAGGTCGTGTACGGCCCGGGACACCCAGCGGGACAGCACCGGCGTGGCGTACCCCTCGGTCTTCTCGGTCCCGGCACTCAGCACCGCGAAGGTGTCCCGACCGTGGTTGCGGGAGCGGAAGAGGTCTCCCACTCCCAAGCGTCCGAAGTGCACAGTGGTCCACTGCTCCCGGTCGAATCCGGGGGCGTCCTGGATCACCCAGTCAACTGCTTTCATCCGCTGGTCCTCATCACTGCGTAGAAGGATTCGATCCTGTCGCTGTAGTCGGCCGCCATCTCCAGCGCGCGGGCAACCGGGGGGATCACCTTGTGCGATCCGTCCGGCTGGAGAGTGAGCACCTCAAGCAGCTCCCCCAGGTCGGTCGCGTATCCGAAGGTCACGAAAGTGACCTCACCCGGCACGGCGGAACGGCCCTGTGAGATGACGACGTACCGGCCGTCCTCGTCCTTGGTTCCCTCCTGGAAGATCCAGGTCTCGTACCAGCGGCATGTGGAGCAGTGATTACCGCGCTTCGAGTAGGGCGGGTACACGTGGTTGTGGGCCGGGCGGAAGGACGAGCCGAAGCCGAGGAAGTCCGCATCGATCACGGCTGTCGTTCCGTTACGGTCGGTCACTTCCCACGTGCCGTGCATGCCGGCGTCGTCAGGGCCGGGCAGTGTGTTGGCGGGGGGTGTACTCATGGTCATCCTCCTGGGTCGTGGTCATGGTCATCGCCCACTGTACCTGTGACGGGCCCGCTGCTCCCTCTTCGTGCACTTCCGGTACCACGTTACGGTGCGGTCCGCTCTGTTGCAAGATGTAGCAACGACTCGTAACATGTCGCCATGACTAGCAATCAGACCTGGGAGACTCTGCTCTCCAGGAGGCAGGCACACGAGAAGACCGGTGTGCCCATGCGGACGCTCGATCACTGGCTCGCGAACGGACGCCTGACCAAGTATGTGGATGGCCGGCGCCGCGTAGGGATCGACCCGGACGAGCTGGACCGTGTGCTGACTCCGAAGGCTCCGGAAGCGGCAGTACGGTGACCGGACACACGCAGAAACCCCCGGCCGGCGGACATCCGGTCAGGGGCTCATCGAAGCGGGGGAGCGCGTCTCCATGACTGATCTTACACAGGACGAGGCTGTCCCGGCCGAAGACCGGATGGCGTATGCGGCATGGAGCTATGCCGCAACGGACGAGGGGCGCCGACTCGGCTGGAGGGTGCTGCCGGTCTACTGGATCATGGAGAACGGTCTGTGCGCATGCCGGGCAACGCCTTGGATGTCGGAATGTCCGTCCCAACCGGGGAAGCACCCGGTACATACCGACTGGACGACGGCCGCGACCACGGACGGGGAGCAAATCGCTCAGTGGTGGGCTGAACACCCAGAGGCAAACGTCGGGGTCGCCACGGGCGCCGGATCCGGCATCTGGGTGCTGGACGTGGACGAGGGTGTACGCAGTGACGGTACGTACAAGGAGGGACTGGACTCCCTCACACGTCTGATCATGGATCACGGCGATCTGCCTGAGACGTTCACGACCCGGACCGGCGGTGGCGGATCCCAGTACTTCTTCCTGCTGCCCGACGGCATCACAGTCCGTAATGGTGTAGGTGCGCTCGGCAAGGATTTCCCCGACATCGACACGAGGGGAGAGGGCGGGCAGGTCGTCGTACCGCCTTCGGTGTCTGGCAAAGGGCCGTACTCGCTGGAGGTCGACGTCCCTCCGGTACATGCTCCCGAGTGGCTGATCCAGCTGCTCCTGGACGTCGGCACAGCCGTGCCCTCAGAACGCCCTGCTGTGCACCAAGCACCTCGGAGCACGCCTGTGGCGGATGGTCCGACACCTGCGATTGCTCTGTCGCAGGGGACGCCTCCTCCGACATGGCTTGCCGCGTCGATCTCCTCGAAGCTCCAAGCCGTGCGCGACGCGCCGGACGGGCAGGGCAACGACACGATCAACCGCATGGCGTACATGCTCGGGCAGTACGTTCCCAATGGGTGGATCACCTACGAGGACGCTCACGCGTGGCTCATGGACGCGGTCCGGACGTGGGCGCACCCGCATCCGTCGGCCGACTATACGATCACCCGGGCGCTCAGTCAGGGCCAGCAGCACCCGTACGAGGATCTGTCGGCCGTCGCGACGTCGGGTGACCTCTCGGACGCAGTTATGGCGGACCGGGTGTGCAGTGAGCTGCTGTCGGGTCTGTACTGCTGGTCCGCCGGCCTGGAGTGGCTGCGCTGGACCGGGCAAGTCTGGGAGCCGTCCACGGACGTGGAAGTGACCGAGGCAGTACGGCTATACGTACTGGACGAGGTGCGCCGGACGTTGCCCTCGGTGGCTGGCAACAACCAGGCACGGCGTGCGGTCACCGATCTGATGTCGCGCGGGAAGATCAACAACATGGTGCAGCTCGCACGTGGGCCGTTGCTGGTTGATGCACGCCGGTTCGACTCGTACGCGGATCTGCTCAACACCCCCTCGGGAGTGATCGATCTGCGGGACGGAAGCATGCGTTCCCATGATCCTGGTCTGTACTTCACCAAGATCACGATGGCGGACTACGTGCCCGATGCCACGCACCCGGACTGGGACGGTCCGAACGGGGCACTCCAGGCCCTCCCGCCCGGATGCCGGGACTGGTTCCGGCTCCGGATCGGTCAGGGGATCACCGGACACATGACGCCGGACGACACGCTGCTCCTGATGCAGGGCGCCGGCGAGAACGGCAAGACCACGTGCTTGGCAGCGATCATGAACGCGGTCGGCTCTGAGTCCTTTGCCGTGGACGTCCCGAAGAACGTCCTCGTGGGCAAGAGCGACGACCCGCACGCACTGATGCCGTTCCGGGGCGCACGTCTCGCGGTGATCGAGGAGCTGCCGGAAGGGCGCCGGCTGTCGGCCACGCGGATCAAGGAGACCGTGGGCACCCCGCACATGTCCGGCCGCTTCATGTACAAGAACCTGATCACGTGGAAGGCCAGTCACAGCCTGTTCCTGACCACTAACTACATCCCGAGCGTGGCGGAGACAGATCACGGAACGTGGCGGCGTCTGCTCATGCTCAAGTTCCCGTACCGGTTCGTGAAGCCGGGTGTGCCCCTCTCACGGCCGAACGACAAGCGGGGGGATCCGCACCTGCGGACGCGACTGATGAGTGGCAGGGAGCAGGCGACGGCGGTCCTGGCGTGGGCCGTGCGCGGCGCCATCGAGTGGTACCGGGCCGGACAGATCATGCCGCTCGTTCCGGACGAGGTGATGGCGGACACGGAGCAGTGGCGGACCGAATCGGATCTTGTCCTGGCGTACTGGCGGGACCGACTGGAGAGAGACCCACAGAGCTGGGTCATGTCCGAAGATCTGTTCACGGACTTCCGGTACTGGCTCGGTGCGAAGGGGCACCCCAACGCGTGGTCGAACAACCTTGTGAGCCAGCGTTTCGAGGCACACGACGAGACGGCTGCTGCTCATCTGGTCAAGGTCTATCCGGTGGTTGACGACCGAGTCTCACGGCCGGGCGGTCAGGGACCCGGCGACCACAGAGATAAGCAGCGCAAGGGCTGGGCAGGGGTTCGGTTCAAAAACCTCTGACCTGCGGATATGAGGCACATGAGCCTTTACTAAACTTCTCTCCATCCATATATACGCGATGAAGTAGTAGAGTGCCTCATGTGCCTCTTACTGATCAAGACCTACGAAAGATCGAACAAGAAGGAGACGACTATGTTCAAGCCGACGATCCAAGCCGTTCCGACTCTCTACGCCGGCGTCCTGTTCCGTTCCAGGCTGGAAGCCAGGTGGGCGGTGTTCATGGACGCGGTTGGTCAGGGGTGGACGTACGAGCCGGAGCGGATCGCTCTCCCGGGAGGTGGTACCTACCTCCCGGACTTCGTCACCGAAGAGGGCGGCTACCTGGAGATCAAGGGCGCAGAGGAGAACCTCGACAAGCCCTACCTGATCCGTGCGGCGGCAGCACTCGGGAACCTCAGCATCCTCGGGCCCATCCCGAAGTGCCGGAGGGGGGTGCCGATACGGACCGCGCTGCACGCCCCGGGAGGCAACACAGTGGACCACGTCCGAATGCTGCGTGCCTGGTTCGACTACCGTCCGGGAAGTGATCAGTACGCAGTCTGGTCCGACTACTGGGAGTCAACAGATCCCGATCACTGGCTGTCACCCGGTGTGTTCGAGGACCGGCCCTGCAAAGGCAACTGCCCCTACGACGCGGCGCGCGGAGCACGGTTCGAGCACGGAGAGAGCGGGGCGGTCCGGTGAAGCGCGAAGAGAAGTTCGTGATCAGCCACAAGCCGTTCGCCATCAACCTGTCCACGGTGCGCTTGGAGGCCACGGAACGGGACGGGGTGTACTGGCTGTCCGGCGGGTGCCAAGCGGTCTGGTACCGGCGCAAGAGCGGGACCACGTACGCCTGTCTCGGGACGCTCGCCCTGTGGGCTCAGTGGCGCAGGGAGGCGCCGGACCTGTCCAGCCCTGAGGCCATGCTCGGCAACGACCTGGACAGCCGGTACGGCGGCGATCCGGCCGGCCGGTGGGACGGAGAGCGTTACTGGGGATCACAGAAGCCGTTCGAACAGGCACTGCACCTGACAGTCCTCGAACCGATGGTCAAGGACTATCCGGTGATTCCCGAGGGCTACGACGGGTGGTGGACGTTCAGGTGACAGTCAACGCAGTGTTCCGCGTCCAGTGTGACGGACCGTGCAGGGGGTGGCTGTCCCCCCCGGACGGGTACCACTACACCCTCGGCACAGAGACCCGCTACGCCGAACTGGTTGTGCGCCCTGAGGCGGAGCGTGCGTGCACGTGGACCGGAGAGCGGTCCGCACGGCGCGCCGCGCAGGGCAGCGGCTGGGACGTCCAGCCGGGGAGGTGGCTGTGCCCGGCGTGCAAGCTCAACCCGCTCGGGATCCGGCTCCCTCCGCCGGGGATAGAACGGTTCGAAGACACACGCAGTGACGACCCCATCGACTGGATGCCCGGAGACCGGGGATGGACGGGGTAAGAACGAGTCAAGCGCGGTAGAGTAGGTACAGGTAAATGACCAAAGGGAGATGATGACCATGACTGTGGTTCAGGTTGTGATCGAGAACGATGAAGCGGGGAATCGGGTCGCCCGGATCCCCGAGGGGTGGGAACCGACGGCCCCTCTGATCAACACGTGCGCTTACTGCGCGCACGGCTCGCACATACTCGGGTCGTGCACGGCAGGTGAGACGGACAGGTGCGAGTGCGTGTTCGGTATCCCGCTGCGCCCGGGGAAGAAGCACACGGAGCACGACATGCGATTGCAGGAGCTGACGCTGACGGCCGTCAGTGCCGAGTACATCCGGGCCCACGCCAAGCACAAGGGGCGCACTCCGAAGTCCCCGGACATGACCGACGGGGAGCGGCTCGCGATCCTCGGTGAGGAGTTCGGCGAGGTGTGCCGGGCCCTGACGTACGACGAGGGCGACCGCTCGAACCTCGTCAAGGAGCTGATCCAGCTGTCCGCCATGGCCGCCGCATGGGCAGAGCAGGCGGAGGGAAGCTGACCATGCAGAGCAAGTCACAGAGGGTCAGGGACGCGGATGACCGGGCACATGAGCTGTGCGTGTTCCTCGGGGGCGATGACGTCGCCCTGAAGGTCTCCCGGCTGCTGAGGCGGTTCGGGTACGTGAAGACCATCGATGAACTCCGGGACGAGTACAGGCGCGGCCCTCAACCGGGCTACTACTTGCTGGATGTCCAGGGCATCGGCACCAAAGCCATCGAGCGGATCAAGGAGAAGATCGAGGGGCCCACGCCTCCAGTCATGGACGTTCCGACGGCGAGTCTGATCATCCGCATGGAACTGGCGCTCACGGACGAGGGCATCGGTCCGCGTGATCTATGGCAGGTCACGTCCGCGATCACCGCTGAGCCCGTGGACACGAAGCACGAGGACCGGGCCGTACTCAAACAGGCGGTGAGGGTCGCCGGCCACCTGTTCACCGTCTCCACACTCCAGGACGCGGGGCTGATGTGACCGACGAACAGCCAGTGATCAAACGGCGCAGTCTGTCCGACTCGCTACGCTACCTCGCCGGGAAGCTGGAGGTAGCGCTGAGTGACGTGGAGCGCGCGGGTGTCGCGGTCACACTGAACGCTCTCGCTGACGAACATGACGCACGGCCGACCTACGTCGTCGCCTCCAAGCACGAATACGCGTTGCACTACTGCCGCGCCGTAGGTGCTCCCCGGTCCTGGAAGATCGTGATCGACGCTGAGCGCTTGCAGGCCATTGGACGTGGTGCTCTGTTGATCATCGTGGACACGGGCAGCAGCCTCCGTCCAGGCGTTGCCGATCGTCTCGTGGTCCTTGAACATCAGGGGACTGAGATCCGATGGGTGAACCTCGACAGGGTGATGGGGGGTGGACCGTGACCGAGGTCAGACTGATCAGTGAGATCGAAGTGGAGCTGGTTCGCGCCATGGCTTCGGACGAGGCCGTGGCTGAGGCCGCACGGGTGTCGACCGCGAAGGACCGGGCAGCCACAGGGCGCCCGGTCCAGGGGCTCATCGGCGCCCTCATGCGGGAGAGGCACGGCTCCCCGTTCGAGCATGGCATGTTCACGTTCCGTGTCCACGCCCCGATCTTCGTCTTCCGGGAGTGGATGAGGCATAGGGCAGGCTGGTCGTACAACGAGCAGTCCGGCCGGTACACCGAGTTCGAGCCGGTCTTCTACGTGCCCGCTCCGGGGCGCCCTCTCGTGCAGCAGGGAAAGGCCATGGACTATGACCTGAGGCCCGGCTCGGACGGGCAGTACGTGACTGCCCAGATGGACCTGGAGGACGGATGCCGGGAGGCGTACGAGCGGTACCGACGGATGCTGGGGGAAGGCATCGCCCGGGAGGTCGCGCGCATGGTGCTCCCCGTGTCCACGTACTCGACCATGTACGCCACATGCAACCCCCGCTCCCTCATGCACTTCCTCAGCCTCCGCACCCGGGAGGACGACGCTGCGTATCCGTCCAAGCCACAGGTCGAGATCGAGTGGGCTGCGCGCCAGTGCGAGAAGGTGCTGGAGGACTCCATGCCGGTCACGTACGCGGCGTGGCACGCGAACGGTCGGGTGGCGCCTTGAGTGGCTACGAGAAGACGACCGGCCACCTGATCAACTGCCTCAGCATGGCCAGTGGCGCCAGCGATCCCGACTGCCCCGCCTGCTTGGACGCTGCTGTGCCGCCTGCCGCAGACCGGGTCGACGAGTTTGAGAAGCTCGTGCGCTGGCACCGCGAGGACGGCATGTCGCTCGCCGAAATGCGAACCACGATCGAGCGGCTGCGCGCCGAGCTGAAGCAGCAGCCCGACCGGGCGGACGTGCTGCGGGAAGCCGCCAGCCACTTGGATACGCTCGACCCCGTCGAAGCCGCACTCGCTGGGCAGCACGCGTGGAAGGACGCTGCCGCTGAGCTGCGCCGTATGGCCGACGAGACGCCACGGGATGGGATGACAGGGGACGGCACGGATGACTGAGCCGTCCCAGGTCGACATCGAGTTCGTGGGCGGTCCGTACGACGGGAAGGTGATCGGGGTGCCGGATGCCGGAGAGTCGGCACCCGAGTACATTCAGATGATCGTTGACCCACCGTCCGACTACGGCGACTGGCCTGAGACCCTGTCACCGGGAGCGGTCGTCGACCGGTACCGCGCGCCGGCGCCGGGAGCGGAGACCGACGAGGCGGTCCAGGCGTACGGCGAAGGGAAGCCGGTCAAGTACCGGTACGTCGGAGTGGTGACACAGGACGGCGCTGACTGAGAGAATGAGACTGTGACAATGACCAGAGAGAAGATCATCATGTGCGCCCACGCTCCCGCTCGTCCACGGCTCCTGGATCTGTTCTCCTGTTCCGGTGGCATGGGCAAGGGATACGACGACGCCGGCTTCGAGGTCGATGGATGTGACATCGTCGACCGCCCGCGCTACCCCTTCCCGTACCACCGGGGTGACGCGCTGGAGTACCTGGAGCGGCTGATCGAATCCGGGGAGATCAAGCGGTACGCACTGATCCACGCTGCTCCGCCGTGCCAGGACAAGTGCGCACTGACCGTGGGTACGAACGCTTCACGCGGATGGGGCGGCACGCACGTCGACCTCGTGGCGCCCACCCGCGTGCTCCTCGAACGGACCGGTCTGCCGTACGTCATCGAGCAGCCCAACGGGCGCGCCAAGATCCGCAAAGACCTCTCCCTGTGCGGCGAGATGTTCGGTCTCGGAGTGCTGCGTCACCGAAACTTCGAGCTGGGCGGCTGGACCACGGCCAAGGTGAAGCACGTCAAGCACAGGGGCTACGTGCGCGGTTGGCGTCACGGCGAGTACCGCGAGGGCCCCTACGTCGCCGCGTACGGGGACGGTGGGGGGAAGGCCAGCATCCCCGAGATGCAGGAAGCCATGGGCATCGACTGGACCGACGTGCGCGAGGAGCTGACCGAGGCCATCCCGCCGGCGTACGCGGAGTTCATCGGGCGCCGGTTCCTGTCCATGATCAGTGAGAGGAGCAGTCGATGATCAAGACCCTGCTCAAGTGGGCATTCGGCGCTCCGATGCACATCGACGACGAGGACTGGGAGGACGGTCCTCCCGAGACCAGTGAGGGGTTCCCTCACAGCGTCGAGTTCCGGGTCTCGCCGTCGACCGGACAGATCGCCATCTGGAACCCCCGGCTGAGGAAGTGGATCGTCTTCCACGACGTTGTGGTGGACCGTGAGGTACACCCGCTGGACACGGGGATCCTGGACGGATGGACGCGGTACCTCGCGATCGAGGACGGAGAGTGACCATGACCATTACCACGATCAACATGCTGTGCTTCGGTGGAGCAGCAGGAGGCATGCTGTTCGCCCTCTGGATCTCCACGAAGATCATGTTCGGTGAGGACGGACGGTACGCTGTCCCGAACGCCTTTAACTGGATCATCGAGCACACCTACGGCCGCCGGCGCTGGAAGGCGGAAATGGAGGCCGAAGGACTCGCGCGCCGGATCGCCTGGCTGGAGAGCTGCTCCCGCCAGTGGACGGAGCTGCGCATGCAGGGACGTGAGCCGATGTACTCGGACACTCTGGGCTGGGTCGCCGCTGCCGATGTGTGCCCGTGTGGATACCTCACCGAGTGCGCCATCTGGTGTGGCAATGGGCATGCGGACGGTGGATGGGCCTTCGCCACGGATGGCACCGGCTGGCAACGACAGGAGCCATCCTGTCCAGACCGCTGCGGAAGGAAGACTCCGGATGCGGACTTCTCCGAGTTCCTGGCCGCTGATGCTGTCTTCCTTCCGCTGCTGTGGGACGTGAAGGGAGTGGGTGGAACGTATGAGCGGTGACCACATCACGGTGGCGTTCGTGTCCGAAGAGGCAATGATCGAGTTCCCGTGTCCGACCGGTGCCGACCACACGGATCAGGTTCCGGTCAGACCGCAGACGGTCGCGTACTGCCTGTGCGGATGGGCCTTCGTCCAGCCGTTCAGTCCCGGGTGGGGGAGCGCTTCCGACGTTGCCCAGACCCTCGCCGTCATGCAGGCACGAGAGCACCTGCGCAACCCGCTGAAGGGAATGACCTGACCATGGCAGAGGTGACCCTCTGGAACGATGGGGACGGCATGCACACCGAGGTGAAGAACGGGACCGCGCAGGACGTGAGTCACACCGACCTCGTGTGTCCGCTGTGCGGCAGGCCACCGATGTGGCTGATCGCGCATTACGATCTTTCCCACGTTCAGGACTCGTTCACGTTCCAGCCCCTCGCCTGTCAGCACGAACTGGACACCCGGGTATGGGAGCTGTTCATCACGAGGACTGGGGATGTTGAGCACTGGGAGTTCCGGCGCCGTGATGGCGCGCCACCAGTGCTCATCCCTGACTCGACCGCCGCACTCCGTGTCATCATCGAGCGGTGGTCCGCTGAAGACGAGCACATCAGAGAATGACCAAGGAGGAGAACATGATCAGTACTGAACAGATCGATGACTGGCTGAAGGACCACTGTCGGCAAACCATCCACGGTCTCGTCTGGCCCTGGGGTACGGTCCACTCGTCTGAAGTGTCGCGGAAGATCGTTAGGACCTACATGGCTCTGGGTCTTGAACCGAGTGAGACGGTTTCGATTGATCTCGTCAGCTCCCTTGTCCACCGGTTCGAGGTCCTTGAGCACGCTGTAGCGGAGTATGACCGGCGCGCGAGGCTCACGACCCGGATGGACATGCCGGATCCGAACCACTGGTCCTCGTGGACGTCCGATCCTGGCAGTTCCCACAGCGGAGCGGAGGGGCGCGCTATGGCGGAAACGGTTCGGGAAGCGCATGGCGCCGTGGACGCAGTTCGGATTGCTCTGTGCCCCTGTGTCCATCCGGCCACGAACATGCTGTGCTCAGAGGAAGACCGGCACATCGGGGGTCACGTGTTCAACCGGTCACCTGAGGGGGTACAGCCGTGATGGACTTCGCGTGCGTAGAGACGCCGGAGATGATCCAGCACCGGGAGGACTGGGTGAACCGGACCCTCCGGGACACCTACCCCGACGCCAGGGTGTGTCTGCACGCAGACCGCACCACGTCCGTATGGCGCAGCGACGCGGACGGACAGGGCTGGATCCGGACCGAGTGTGACTACTGCCCGTCCTTCACCATCACTCTGACCAGCTGCACGGTCCATCTCGCAGCGTGGTACTTCACCGATGGTCCGGCAGCTCTATGATCGGCGCATGACCGCAGCCACACCGAAGACCGTGTTCATCGAGATCCGTGACGTTCCCGTGTCACAGCTGACCCCGTTCCCGGGGAACGCGAAGCGCGGGAACGTCGGCATGATCAAGGACTCCATCATGGAGCACGACCAGTACCGTGCCCTTGTGGTGCGGCACACGCCGGATGACCACCTCGTGGTGCTCGCGGGGAACCACACCCTTTAGGCGATCATGCAGCTCGGCCGGCCAGTCGTACGCTGCGAGATCATTGCCTGTGACGACCGGACAGCGAAGAAGATCAACCTTGTCGACAATCGGTCAGCGGACACTGGGACGTATGACGATGAAGCCCTGAACGCCATCCTGAGGAGCCTCGAAGGCGACTTCGCCGGAACTGGCTACGCCCCCGAAGACCTCATGCCCTCCGTCCCGGAACCAGACGCCCCCGTGGACGTGATCCAGCGGCAGAGCGGGCACCGGGAGTCGAGCGAGGGGCGGAACGGCCCGGAGAAGGTCACACAGCGCTCCGGATCCGCACCGCGTGGGACACTGTGTGATCACTGTCCCTGCCGCGACACGTAGGAGGAAGCCATGGGCATGCCGCACCACCAGCACGACAACGCGGACCGCCACGACGTCGCAAAGCGCCGTGCCGCTGCTATCGCCCTGGTGAACTCGGGACTCACGCAGCGCCAGGCGGCCGAGCAGCTCATGGGGCAGTACCCGCACTACCAGGACGCGCAGGGACGGCCGCACCAGGGCCGCATCGCGGAGGACATCTCCCGTGCCCTGGAGCAGCAGCGTGCGGAGCTGAACCAGAACCTCGAAGAGATGATCCAGCTCGGGAACCTCCGCCTCCAGGCCATGCGCCGGATCGTGTACGGAGTGATCGCCCGGCCGCACTACGTCATGTACCAGGGCATCTTCGTGATCGACGAGGACGGCAACAAGGTCCGTGATGACGCTCCGATCCTTCAGGCCGTGGACCGGCTGACGAAGATTGAGGAGCGTTGGGCCAAGCTGAACGGCGCGGACGCCGGGCAGGAACTGAAGATCGCGATGGAGCGCCGCTCCGACATGGAGGCCACCGTCGTGACGGAGGCGATCCTCGCCGGCTTCGACGCCGTGGAGATGGACCCCGGTGTGCGTCAGCGCGCGCTGGAGGCGGCACAGGCGCGTATGGCGGTGATCGATGCCGAGATGGGAGAAACGATCTAGTGCGAGGGTCGTTGCCGAATGTTGGATTAGCTATACCATCCCAGTAGGGCTGCTCCTTCGGTGACCGACCCGGACCGGCAGTGTGAGGCGCCCCGGCGCGTGGGGTGACGGGGCGCCGTTCAAGAAAATGACCATGAACAGGGGTGACCATGCGTGACCTGACCGAACGTCAGCGTACCGCCCTGTGGCTGCGCGCACAGGGTCTTACCGCCACAGCGATCGGCAAACGCCTCGATCCCCCGACCTCCCGGGACGGTGCACAGAGCACCCTTCACGAGGTGATCGTGAAGCTGAATGCGAGGGACTCCACGCACGCGGTGTTCCTCGCGCTGGTCACTGGAGTGATCGGCTCTTACCAGGACTGCGGGACACGCCGCGCGTGGCTGCGCCACATCCGCCGTCAAGAGCAGTCGTGCATCGCGTGCCGGAAGGCGAACACCGCCTACGTCCGTGCTCAGCGGGACGCGGTACCGCTCCCGGATCCCGACGCGGGCTGGGTGAACACCCGGGAGAAGAAGCTGTCCTCACGGCAGCTGGAGGTACTCCGTCTGATCCAGGACGGCGCGATGTCGGGAACCGAGGTCAGTGCGAAGCTCGGGATCGGGACCGCCGGCGCGCGGAAACTGATCAACGGCATGATGAAGAAGTTCGGGATCGACTCGATCACGTACGCGAAGCCGGTGAGCTATCCCATGGCTGTGCGCCGTGGCATCGAACTCGGGTACCTCGAAGAGCGTCCGGATGCCGGGCGATCCGCGTAGGAGCTTTGGCCAGTGATTGGCCAGCACAGGTATATCCCGTTACGGTGCCCGGCGGAGGTGGTCGTATGGCCGCGCATCATCAGCACACCGACCGCAGGAGGAAGAGCACGGTAGCTGCCACAGTGACCGGGGCGACCGTCGCCGCTGTCCTGGCATCAGGCGCAGACGCGTCAGCAGCGAGCATCAGCACGTGGGACCAGGTCGCCGCGTGCGAGTCGTCGGGCAACTGGTCCATCAACACCGGCAACGGGTACTACGGCGGGCTCCAGTTCAGCCAGTCCACCTGGGAGGCGTACGGCGGCACCGCCTACGCCGGGCGGGCCGATCTTGCCTCGAAGGCGCAGCAGATCACCGTGGCCGAGAGGGTGCTCAAGGGGCAGGGCCCCGGAGCATGGCCGGTCTGTTCGGTTCGCGCCGGTCTCAGACAGGGACAGGGCTCCCCGTTGCTGAGCACACCGGTCCCCCGCAAAGCGCCCTCACCGGCTGCTCCCCAAGCGGACAGCTCGCGCGCGGCCGTGGCAGTCGCGTACGCGAGAGGGAAGATCAGCTCAGCCGCGTACCTGTACGGAGGAAACGGACCCGTCCGGTTCGACTGCTCCGGACTCACTTCGAAGGCATGGGCCCATGCCGGAGTGCAGATCCCGAGGACAGCGGCCGGACAGCTTCAGGGACTGCCCCGGGTGTCCCTCGTGTCGGTGCGTACCGGAGACCTGGTGATCTACTCGTTCGACACGTACGCGGACCACGTGGCGATCTACGCCGGTAACGGGCGCACCATCGACACCGCGTCCCATCACCTGAACGGAGGCGTCGGCTACTCCACGCTGCACCGGGCCGGCGGGTCGATCGCGGGAGTCGTCCGTCCCGCTGGTGGTGTGCAGGTGGCTCCCAAGGCGGCACCCGCTCCCCGTTCGGTGCCTGCTCCGCGTGCGGACCGAGGGGGGACGCGTCCCGTGCTGACGGGTGACACCTACCGTGTGGTACCCGGTGACACGCTGTCCGCCATCGCACAGCGTCACGGCCTGTCGTCCTGGCATCCGCTGTACGAGGCGAACCGCGACCGGGTCAAGGACCCTCACTGGATCTATCCGGACCAGGTGCTCAGGATTCCCAGGAGCACGTCGAGCACGTAGTCTGGCACTGCTCGACTCCACGCCAGGTACGAGGACCGTTCGTGTTTGACGGCGCGGGCGTACAACTCCACAGGCGATGCCCCCGGTGGACGCGGTGTCCACGGCCCGGGGGCATTGTCGTATCCTGAGGGTGTGGCGGAGGTCGCTGGTTCGAATCCAGTCACTCCTTCGTGGGTGTAGCGCAGCTTGGTAGCGCGCCGTCGGCAGAAGCGGGTCCTAGAGGCCCGCTTTGTCGTACCCTGAGTTTGATGACCCGCCCGGTCATCACGGCGCCGTGGTCTAGGCTTCGGCCGGTGTAAGCGGTTCCGCACTACCCCCGTGTCCAGCCTTCGTGTTGCGGTCACGGGGGCTTTGTGTTTCCCGGACGCGGCATACTGATCGACATGGGTGAGGTCGGACGGCTGGCACGGAGGATCAACCTCCTGGACGCGGACCGTGTCCACCGGCAGACGCGGAAGTGGCACCCGGAGCCGCACCAGGTGCCTCCTCCGGGTGAATGGCGCGGCTGGGCTCTGCTTGCCGGCCGTGGGGCCGGCAAGACCGACGCGTGCGCGGCGTACGTCCAGCAGCACGTGGCCGGACCACCGTGCCTACCCGGCCCGGTCCCGCACTGGATAGGGATCATCGCTCCGACTCTTGGTGACGCGGCCACGTCGTGCTTTTCCGGTCCGTCCGGGATCCGCGTCCACTCTCCCGGAGCGAAGCTGGTCAATTCCATCGGTGGTGCCACGGTCCGGTGGCCGAATGGCTCAGAGGCGAAGCTCTTCGGTGCGCATACACCAGAAGACGTCGAACGTCTACGTTCTGGCGGAAATCGCTGCCTGAATTGGCTCGAAGAATTGGCCGCGTGGCGGTATCTGGACGCCGCGTGGGCGCACATGCGCTTCGGACTGCGTGTCGGCCCCCGCCCGCACTGGATCGCGTCGACCACTCCCAAGCCGAAGATGCTGATCAAGAGGCTGAACAACGGGGAGATGACCGGTGTGGTCGTCACCCGCGCCTCGATGTACGACAACCCCCACCTCCAGGACGACATCAAGGAAGCCCTCGAAGAGGAGTACGGCGGCACGCAGCTGGGGCGTCAGGAACTGTATGCCGAGGTCATGGAACAGGACGAGAACGCCCTGTGGACCCGTGACCTGATCGACATGTCACGTGTCCTGCGGGACGCCACACCGGACATGGTCCGTCGGACCGTGGGTGTGGACCCGTCTGGGGGCGCCGGCGAACAGGGGATCGTTGTTGTCGGCAAGTCGATGCAGCGACGGGAGCACGAGGACCCGCGCAAACGCGTGGAGCTGCCGCACGGGTACGTCCTGGCGGACCGCACGGTCCAGCTCTCTCCGGACGGATGGGGCCGGCGCGCGGTACAGGCGGCCGTCGACTACGAGTGCGACGACATCTGTGTCGAGATCAACTACGGCGGGGACATGGCGGTGTCGACCATTCGGTCCGCCGCTGAGCACATGGGGATCAACATTCCGATCCGTGTCGTGAGGGCAACGCGCGGGAAACGCGTCCGTGCGGAGCCGGTGGCCGCTCTCACGGAACAGGGCCGGTGGCATGTCGTAGGCAACCTCCCCGCGCTGGAGAACCAGCTGACGACCTGGTACCCAGAGCTGAACTGGAGCCCTGACCGGCTGGATGCGATGGTATGGCCCGGCTGGCACCAGAAGATCGTCAAGCTGACCATGACGGGAACCGCTACGCCCGGTGGCATGTCTTCGATCAATAGGAAGATCGCCTGAGACGGAATGGCCGTCCCGCGCTACGGTCGAGCTATGACCATGTCCATCTGGGTAATCCTTCTGATCATCGCTCTCGCACTCCTCACCGGCAGTGCTGCACGGACCAAGGCAGCGGCCGGACTGCTGCTCGTGGTCGGCTTCATCCTCGGAGCGACGCACGCCGGCGGACTGCGCGAGACCCTCGGGTACATCGCGGATCTGTTTTCCTAAGTCCACTGCTACATTCCTTGGTGGGATGTGCACTCCCACCTCAGAAGGGACCATGAAAATGGGCAAGGTACTCGGACGCGACCCGGCGGTCATTCTCGCCGCCGTCGGTGCGTTCTGGCAGATCCTCTCTGCCTTCGGGCTCAACTTCGACGGCCAGCTCCAGGCCATCGTCACGGCGGTTGTCGCGGCCGTCCTCGGTCTCGTGGTCGCCGTACAGGTCGGTGATGGTGTGATCGCGGCCGTCACCGGTCTCATCACGGCGGGCATCTCGCTGGTCTCGTACTTCGCCCTGGACTGGTCGGCCGAGACACAGGCTCAGGTCGTCGGAGCCATCATGCTGATCGTCGCCGCGTTCGTCGTCATGCCGCGTGTCACCGCCCCGGTGCCGGCGGAGGTCTCGCCTCCGGGCAAGCTCCTGGAGTGACGGAACCGTGAGGTGTGGCCGGACGTCATCCGCAGTGCGGGATGTCCGGCCGCGACCGCCTCCAGCTATGCAGCAGGGCATCCCGTACATGACCAGAAAGGAACTGATCAGCATGGATATTGTTGTGATCATTCTTCTCCTGCCGGTTGCGTCCTACAGAATTACCCGATTGATCACCAAGGACACCTTCCCCCCGATCCTGTGGCTCCGGGACCGTATCGCCGGAGGGTGGCGCCCGCTTACCCCTAAGGAGTGGGATCAGTTCTTGGCGGCGAAGCGGGAACCGCTGTTGTCCGGGACGGTGATGAAGCTTGCAGACGACATTCCGGGGTGGATGAAGTCCGTGAAGTCGATCGATTTCGAAGGCGCCCGAGGTACGCAGGAAGCCAGGTATGTGACCAGGGCTTCATGGTCTCCGTACTGGCTGGCCGAACTCCTGTCCTGCCCGTGGTGTGCGTCCGCATACGCGTCGGCGGGCTTGACGGCCTATGGCGCGTGCCTCGACTGGTACACGTGGCCGATGGCGCTCCTCGTCTGGCTGTATGCGTGGGGTATCGCGGCCATGGTCGCGTCGAAGGAGTGGGCCTGATGCCCGACTGGCTCGCGATCACCATCGGTGCCGTCCTCGGAGTCCTCACCGGTCTTGGGTTCGGCCGTCTCCTATTCGCCTGGTACATGAAGCGGGACGTGCTCTGATGACCGAACCGACACAGCCCCCAGCAGCCGACCCCGGCAACCCATTCCTGTCCATCGGCCCGTGCTCCCTGACGACCACGATCATCGACACACCGGCGGGACAGCGGATGCTGGCAACGATCCGGACCGCGTCCACCACCCTTACCGTGTTCCTGGAGAAGCAGGACGCGGAGAACTGGGAGAACGTGATCAAGTCGGAGCGGGAGAAGATGACGTCCCTCGTGGTCGCCCCTGCCAACGTCCGCCTTCCGAACATGAATGGACACCCGCGTGGCTGAGTACCGACTGTTCGAGGGGGACGTGCCGTACGTCTCCACGGCGGAGTTCCATGCCGACCGGGAGCGCGCGCCGCATCTGGAACAGGGATTCCACCGGCCGCGTCTGGAGGCTGCTGCCGCGTTCGTCCGGGAGACCGCAGCCACCCATGGAGGTGCCACGGTGTCCGATCTCGGATGCGGGGACGGAGGTCTCCTCTCCCTCCTCAAGGAGGATCCGGTTGTCCTCGCAGCATGGGGATACGACTTCTGTCCGGCGAATGCGGCCGGGTGGGAGGAACGGGGTGTGAAGGCGTACGCCGGAGACGTGTTCGGCCGGGACTGGGAGCAGACGGTGTTCGGGGACATCGTTGTGATGACCGAGACGCTTGAGCACCTGGCCGACCCTCATGGAGTACTCCGGAACGTGATCGCACAGAAGAGCGTCAGCTACCTCGTCTGTTCGTCACCGTGGAACGAGACCCCGAACGGGCACAGCCCTGAGCACGCGTGGGCATGGGATTTCGAAGGCTACGCCGCCATGATCCAGGGTGCCGGATGGGAGATCGTCCGGCATGAACAGGCCGGTCTGTTCCAGGTCGTCTTGGCGAAGAAGTAGGCTCATCCAGTACCTGAAGTCCCGGTCGACCACCCGTAGACCGGGGCTTCATCACGTCTGGAATTAGGTCAACCTTGATCGCCTCTATGATGACTCCGACGTGATCGGAGGATGTCAGTGGCTTGGTATCACGCAATCACGCGGCCGGGTCAGCGGTCGCTCACCGCGTCCGCGTCCGTGTCGCCACCTGTCGAACCACAGGCGGTCACCGCTGCCGCGTCGCCGGTGAAGGGGCCACAGGCCCAGTTCATCCGTCACCCCGACGCGTGGCAGAACGAGGTATGGGACTTCCACGACGGCCTTGGTGAGTACAACTACGGCGTCTGGTGGCTGTCCAACATGCTCAGCCGGGTCCGGCTGCGCGCCGCGAAACTCCAGTCCGACGCGGATGAGCCGGAGATCCAGACCAAGGGCGTGGCCGCTGAACTGATGATGCGGCTCCACGGAGGCGTGGCCGGGCAGGCGCAGATGATGAAGCGTCTGACGGTCCAGATCTCTGTGCCCGGTGAGGGCTACCTCGTCGGTGAGACCGAGGGCAAACGGGAGACCTGGAAGGTCCGCTCGGTCGATGAAGTGCGCGCGCAGTCCGGCAAGTACCAGGTCATGAACGAGGACAACGTGTCGACCGGGCAGGAGTGGCGCGACCTCGCGAAGGACAACCTCGTGGTCCGGGTGTGGCGTCCACACGACCGCTGGTACCACCTAGCCGACTCGCCGTCCCGGTCGGCGCGCGCGATCATGCGTGAACTGGAACTCGTCAACCGGAAGATCGTCGCTGACTACCTGTCCCGCCTCGCGTCCGCCGGCGTCGTCGCCATGCCGGACGAGATCAGCTTCCCGGTGCGCGAGGAGTTCGCCGACGCACCGAACCCCTTCATGGCCGAATGGATCGAGACGGCCGCTGAGGCGATCAAGAACCCGGGCACCGCATCCGCCGTCATCCCCATTCCGATGGTGGGTCCGGCGGATGCGCTGAAGGAGATCCGGTTCATCGACTTCAGTGTCCGGGCGGACGAGAAGATCATCGAGAAGCGGGACTCGGTGATCAAGCGGCTGGCCACGAAGATGGACATGCCCGCTGAGATCCTTCTTGGAATGGGCGACGTCAACCACTGGTCCGCGTGGCAGCTCGAAGAGGGCGCACTGAAGACCCACATTGCCCCCGTGGCGGAACTGATCTGCGACGCCCTGACGACCGGGTATCTCCAGCCCCGGCTGGAAGCAGCCGGCGAGGATCCGTCCGACTGGGTCGTCTGGTATGACATGAGCGAACTCGCCATGCGACCGGACAAGTCGGCCAACGCGAAGGATGCGTACGACCGGCTTGAGCTGAGCGGAGCGGCGTACCGGCGTGAACTCGGCTTCGATGAGGACGACAAGCCGACCGATGACGAGCTGAAGGAACAGGCACTCAAGGTCATCATCCGCATCCTCCCGGATGGCGCCGCGTCCGCCCTCGCGCAGCTCATCGGTGAGAACATTCCGCAGATCGTTCCGGTGTCTCCGCAGGGTTCGGACAACACATCTCCACCGGGAGAGACCGCACCTCCGGGAGCACCAGATGCATCGTCGGAGAGGACACCGACAGGACCGCCGGACACACAAGGCGACGGCCCACCGGAACCGGACGAAGCCAGCCGGAAGGCAGCGCGTGCGGCACGTCTCGTCGTGCAGGGTGGCACACAGCACATGCTCCGGTTCGGTGTCGGCAAACGGTGGGACCTGTTGCATCCGAAGCTGTGTACCGAGCACGAGTATTCATGTCCGTTCACGCGGGCTGTCCAGACAGCGGCACCGGCCGTCCGGCCCGGCCTGGGAGGAACATACCTGTGCCGCCTCGACACCTTCGGCCGTCTCGTCATCGACGGTCCGGCCATGTACGCGGACACCCGCAGCATGATCAGTACGTCGCTTGTCCCGGTGGTGAACGGTTATGGCTGATCTGATCGATCTAGGAGAAGGGCACACATGCGAATTCGCGCAGTGGGCTCCCGACCGTGATCTCAATCCCCATGTAGCCGATGTCCCGGATGAGCCTCGATACGCTCTTTTGATCCATCACCAGAATCCAGCTGGTGAAGGGTGCGCAGGGATGGTCACTTTCGCCGGTGATGTACAGAGACGGGTAGAACCGGACCGGCCGAACGTCTGGGACGTTCAGTCCTGGGATCCGCTGACGATCAGCCCGTCTGTGCTGTGCTCCTGTGGGGACCACGGATTTATCCGGGAAGGACGGTGGGTCCGTGCCTGAGATCGAGGTGAACGAGGGCGGCGACATGCTGCGCGCGCAGATCCGGCTGCCAGACAGAGCTGTCATCCGGATGCACCGACGCGGTCACCACATCCAGAAGGCGCATGGTCGCCGGATCGCACTCGCGGCCGACACCAGCCATCAGGCCGGAGGCATGATCGCGCTGATGCCGACGGCGGCCGATGCGAAGCGTCTCGCCATGCAGGGCGGTGAGGCAGCGGCAGAGCTGCACTGCACGCTGTTCTTCCTCGGAGACGACGGCGCAGTCTGGACCGAGGAACAACGCAACGAGCTGGAAGCGCTGATCCGCAGCCGTGCCGAGGAGCTGCCTCCGGTGAACGCGCGCGTGTTCGGCGCCGCGCACTGGAACGGTGACGGAGAGAAGCCCTCGTGGGTGTGGTCCGTCGGAGATGATCCCGAAGCGGGACTGGCGGACAGCTCCCTGAACGAGGCGCGCTACCTTGCACAGGATGCACTGGAGTCTACTCACGAACGCCCGGAGATTCCGCAGCAGCACTCTCCATGGGTCGCGCACATCTGCGCAGCGTACAGCGATGACCTCACCCTGGTCCGGGGACTGGAGAAGCGACTCGGTCCGGTCACCTTCGACCGGATCCGGCTCTCCTTCGGGGACGACGATCGGGACATCCCTCTCGAAGGGACGGCCGGCAGCCTCACCGCCGGCGGACTGCGCCGTGACGTTCTGCCGCATGAGGACGCAGTCGACTTCGCGGAACACAACCGGCAGTGGGAGGGCGCCGTCGACTCCACGGCCAATCAGCTGTCCGGTGTTCTGGCGCAGTGGCGTACGTCGCTCACGGACCAAGTCGCCGCACTGATCAACGATCCCGGTGACCTGTCCGCTCTCACGCTCGATGCTGCACCGGCTGTGGAGATCCTCGACAGCACCATGAGCGCACTTGCCATCCGAGCCGGCCAGGCACTCCAGCGTGAAGCGGAGAAGCAGGGCGTGGACGTCGGGCAGTGGTCTCTTCCGGATGATGTGATCACGGCGGCCGTGGGAGGCAAGAAACTGCTTCGCTCGGTCGCTCAGATGACGTCTGATCTCATGGCGTCCAGCATGGTCCAGCGGGTACGCCGGACGGTCCTCGGACTGCTCACTCGGTCGGGAGAACCCCAGCAGATCGCGGACGAGATCGGCCGTGTGCTCAGCGACGAACAGGCACAGCTGCTCAGGGGACCGGTCGGCACGGCCATGTCCACGGCGCAGACAGCGGGCCGACAGGCGGTCCTTGAGGCCGCCCCACCTGGGGAGTATTACGCCAGTGAGGTGCTCGACAAGAACACGTGCGGGCCATGTAAGGCGGTCGACGGTGAACAGTTCGGTGACCTGGAGCGCGCGATCAAGGCGTACCCCGTCATGGGCTACAAGGACTGCGTCGGATCGAAGTACGGGAACCCCTGCCGAGGGATGATCATCGCCCGGTGGCAGACCGATGAGGACGAAGCACAAACCGCTTCAGCGGCTACCATGCGCGCAGATCACGCGTCGGAAGGAGACGCCACGATGACCACCGAAACCTTGAAGCAGGGCGACCCGAACCAGGGGACGAAGAAGGACAAGAGGCTCAAGGAGAACCAGTACGGCGGCATGGAGAACGACTGCCCCGACGGCATGGAACCGGACCAGCAGACCGGCAAGTGCGTGGAGATGGCGGCCGGTGTCCAGACGCTGGAGGTACAGGGCCCGGCTCCCGAGGACATCGGCGGCGAGAACACGGCGCCGTGGCGCGGACCGCTCACGGTGGAAGGCATCGAGACCGGTGATGGCCGGGAGTTCGATGCCGAGTCCCTCACGTGGGCCGACCTTCCCCTCCCGCTCCGCTGGAATAAGGAGGACAGCCACGGCGGTGAGCCGCGCACCATCGCCGTCAACGTCGGACGCATCGACAAGATCTGGCGCGAGGACTCCGGCCTGATCATGGGCGAAGGACTCCTCGACCTGTCCGACGACGACGGCCGCAAGGTGCACGGCAAGATCAAGGGCAAGTTCCTCCGTGGTGTCTCGGTCGACGTCGACTCGGTCAAGGGCGCCGACATGGAGATGGTCTGGCCAGACCAGCCGGACGGTGAGGGCGACGACCCGGATCCGTTCATGCAGATGTTCGCGGAACCGGAGAAGGTGGTGTTCCACAAGGGACGCATCCGCGCCGCGACCCTCGTCGACATCCCCGCATTCGCTGAGGCGTACATCGCTCTCCTCGATGAGGGCGGCGCCGTCGTCGCCGGCGGGGAGCCGATCGGCGCACTGCGCGCGGGACAGGCACCCCGGCACCGGTCCTTCGCCGTCGCCGTCCCCACCCGGGCGCCGGTCGACTGGTTCGCCAACCCGGATCTTTCCGTACCGACTGGGATCACGGTTACCGCCGACGGCCGGGTCTACGGGCACGCGGCCCTGTGGGGGACGTGCCACATCGGACAGGCCGGAGTCTGCGTCACACCCCCGCAGGAGGACAGCCACCCGTACTTCATGACCGGCAACACCTGGACCGAGGACGGCGGATCAGTCTCCGTCGGACAGATCACCGTCGGCACCAGGCACGCCCCGCTGACGGCCGGACACCGCGCGGCCTCCGACCACTACGACAACACCGGCGCCGCAGTCGCGGATGTTTCTGTCGGGAACGACGCGCATGGGATATGGGTCGCCGGCTCGATCCGGCCCGGCGCTTCCGCCGAGCGGGTGCACGAACTCCGGGCGGCCGGACAGGTGTCGGGTGACTGGCGACGCATCGGCGGCCAGCTCCGCCTGGTCGGACTCCTGGCGGTCAACGTCCCTGGCTTTCCGGTGCCCAAGCTGGGGACCGCGCTGTCAGGCGGCCAGCAGTTGGCGCTGGTCGCGGCAGGGATGCCCAACCTGACGGAGCAGCTGACGGAAGACGAGCTGGACCAGATGGCCTACCGTAGGATCATGCTCAAGCTGAACGAACGAGTGCACGGAAAGGGTTGATCACCATGCGTCTGATCGTGGAACTGAGTTGCGGATGCAACCAGCCCGCACCGCCTCCGCCTCCCCCGCAGCCCGTCGGTGGCGGGCAGAGTTAACCGCTGACCTGCGGATTAACCGGATTGACTTAGGATAATGGTCCTTTGTCGATCCGGTTTTCCATTGCTATCCTGCGGCTGACGAAGCGATCATCGGCCATGCCCTCGGAGGTCTGCTGTGCCGGAACCGGAGCTTTTCACCGCACCCGCCGACCTGAAGCTGGTCGGTGACAGCGATCTCTCCCAGCTGGAGTCGGAAGCGGTCAGCGAGTACGACAGGGTCAACGGCCTGACGGCTCTGACCTCGGATCACACCGAGTACGCGGAACGCCTCGTGGGCGACCTGGACCGGATCCGTGCAGAACTCCGGGTCCGCACGACACGCGCCGAACAGGCGACTCTCCTCGCGCAGCAGGAGACCGAGCGCAAGATGTCCGCCCTCCGCGAGCGTGTCCACGGTCCCGACGGCGGCACGGCGCCCGTGAGGGCGACGACCACGGAGGGCGTCATCGACCTCGGTGCTCTCACCCAAGCGACGGCGCAGGGTGTCGCTCTCGCTCTGTTCGGTGACGACCCCGTCAAGCTGGAGCAGGCGAAGACCCGCTTCGCGTCTCTGTCCGCCACCCAGCGCAGGGCGCCGGACCCGAAGGTTCAGGAGCGTTCGGTGAACGCGGTCACCGCGTCCGTCGACATCCCCGGCGTGGCGACCGGTCAGGAACTCCCGTCGCTGGAATCCCTCGGTCATGCCTTCCAGGCGAAGGCCAAGGCGATCCCGATCACATCGGCCGGACGGGGAGCGTCGCGCCACCTGGTGGCCAGTGTCCGCAACCAGTTCGAGCACACCATCGACGACCGCACCAGTGCGGCCGACGTCGAGCGGCTGTGGCACTCGATGCTGGACCAGAAGCAGAACGCGGAAGCCCTCGTGGCCGGTGGTGGCTGGTGTTCGCCGTCGCAGATCAACTACGACTTCTTCAACATCGCCGGTACCCCGAAGGTGATCGACCTTCCCACGGTCGGTGTCTCGCGCGGCGGTATCCGCTTCCCGGTCTCCCCCGCGATCGGTGACGTGTTCTTCCAGAACGCCGGCTCCAGCCCCGCATCCGGCATGGGCGGATTCGCTTACGCCTTCGGCAACGGCACCGACCCGTGGCTGTGGACCGAGTCGGACGACGCGCTCACCGTCACCGGCTCGATCAACAAGCCGACCCTACGGGTCCCCTGCCCGACGTTCTCCGAAGCCCGGCTGGAGTGCTACGGCATCAGCCTGACGGCGGGCAACCTCACGGACGACGCGTACCCGGAGGCCACGCAGAACTTCATCAAGCTCCTGCGTGCCGCGTATGCACACGCGATCAACGCCCGTCTGATCGCGCTCATGGTCGCCGCGTCCGAAGCGGCCGTCAACATCGGCACCGCAGCGAACGCCGCTGTCCCGCAGCTGGTCAACGCTGCGGCCCTGGCGGCGACCGACTACCGCAACCGCTTCGCCATGGACGAGGATGCGATCCTCGAAGCGGTCTATCCGTACTGGACCCTGGAGGCCATGCGGTCGGACCTCGGGTACCGGCCGGGCATCGACAGTCCTGCGCTCCTGTCCGTGGTCGATGCGCAGATCATCAGCCTCTTCACATCGCGCAACGTCCGTCCGCAGTTCGTCTCGGACTACCAGGTGCGCGCGACCGGTCTTCCCGGTGTGTCCACCAACAACCTGGCCGCATGGCCGGTGGCGGTCACGTTCATGCTGTACGCGGCCGGAACGTTCATGCACGGCACCGGTCTCCAGCTGGACCTCGGTGTCATCCGGGACTCGGTGCTCAACGCGGAGAACGACTTCACCGCCCTGTGGGCGGAGGAGTGCCACCTGATCGCCAAGGTAGGACATCAGTCGCGCCAGTACACCGTGGCCTTCAACGTCGGCGGCAATCTCGCCGTCGGTGTGACCGGTCCGAAGGTCTGATCCTCTTCCCGATCAACTGGTTGCGAAGGGAGCCTGATCCGTGGCCGGACCGCGTTACATCCTCAGCAGCAGCCCAGCCTTCGAGCCGCTCCCCCACGGGCTGTGGGATGTCGCAGAGAAGCCCTCTGTCGAAGGGCCGCACTGGCAGAACGGCGTCACGTGGGAGGAGCACTGCGACGCCGGTGCGACCACGTACGACGAGTGCATCGCGGTGACCGGTGTCGGGGCGCAGGCACCCCCGGCTCCGGCCTCGAAGACCGACAACGTCACGCAGGCCTACCGGGGAGCAACACCGTTCACGGTGTTCACCGAGTACACGTGCGCTCCTATCGGCAACGAAGGGGTCCAGGCGTTCGCGGAGGAAGCGCTCCTGAAGGTGGAAGCGTGGCAGGCCGAGCGCGCGTTCTGGACCGGCACCGCCGGCAACCAGAACACGGTGTGGCCACACCTTGCCGAAGACACCTCCCTGAGTGACCCGCAGGGCATCGTGCTCCAGAATGCCGCGTCCCAGCTCGTTACCGGCGGAGGCGACATCGCGCACACCCTGGGTGTGCTGGAAGCCGGTCTCGCTGACTGCTACCACGGGAAGGGTGTCATCCACGTTCCGATGGTCGCTCTCCCCACACTGACCGCTGAGTCTCTCGTCAAAGACGAGGGCGGCACTCTGGTGACAGCGGCGGGGAACAAGGTCATCGCTGGGAGCGGGTATACCGGGTCGTCACCGGCCGGCGTGGCAGCTGCTGCTGGGACAGCGTGGATCTACGCCACCGGACCAGTGTTCGCCTTCCGGGGTAACGTCCGCGCGACACCCCTCTCCGAGTCGTTCGACCGGGCGGAGAACACCGTCCACATGCTGGCTGAACGTACCTATGTGATCGCATACGAGTGCTGCCTCCTGGCGACCCTCGTCACGCTCGGCGTACCCACGTAAGGGGTGAACAGTGGTAGCAACGGTTTCCCAGTGCGCAACCCCGATCAAGGGAACGCACATGCGGGTTGTCCGGATCGACGCCTGTGGACTTCCGGTGACCGGCTCGGGATCCATGGTCATCGTGTCCAAGGGCTTCGTCCAGGTGCAGAACGAGCCGCAGTACGAGGACGGCGAAGAGTTCTTCGAGAGGACCGCCGACGGCACCGTCTGCGTGAACCAGAAGGACGACCCGGTCCTCAAGCGGTTCCAGACCACGATCGACTTCTGCGAGGTCAACACCACGATGTTCGCGTTCATCGCGAGCGCCCGTGAGCTGACGGCCTCAGCGGCAGGAGTCACCGGATTCGGCTTCGCGTTCGCGGAGGGCTCTCCCTCCAACCGGTACTCCCTGGAGATCTGGCAGAAGGTGGCCGGCTCCGGCGCGTGTGACGCCTCTGGCGCGCAGCGGTACGTCTACAACGCATGGCCCAACCTGGGTGCCAGCAAGATCGGTTCGTACACCATCGAGAACGGCCGGTCCACGTTCCAGGTCGTCAGCGAGTCACAGGCGGGATCGACCACGGCCACCACGGGCTGGCTCAATGGGCCGGGATCCGGAACAAGCTGGCTTCCCACCGGGGAGACGCTCGGGGTCGGAGAGCACTGGCTGTGGAACGTCACCACCACGGCTCCGCCGACAGCGGCCTGTAACCCGACGACCCTCACGTGATCCTTGCTGGAGAGCAGCACTGGGGCTGCCCCAACTGTCCGGCCACGGCCGTGACAGTGGGACAGCCCAACCGGCTGCACACCTGTCCGGGACTACGGGGGCTGATTGCCCCCCTGGTCCTGGACGGTGTGCGCTGCACGGTCGTGGCAGAGGAACGACAGGACTACGTCGGCCGGGAGAACGTCCGGTACGACAACGAGGGACGAGCGGTCATGGCGGTCCGCACCATACGGGACGACGGAGAAGACTTGCTGGTACTCGCCCCGACGGCCAACGTGAGGGTAGGGCACTGAGTCATGGCCTGGACCGACAGCCGCGTGTTCCGGGAGTGGGTCGCCGGTCCGATGATGCAGGCGTCCGGGACGGGCTATACCGGTCTGGACAGTGACACAGTCAAAGCTGCGCTCTTCAACAACACCGTGATCCCGGACCGGGACGCGGCGGTCGCATCCACGGGACTCAACACCGGTGTCTGGACCCCGGCCAATCAGGTCACTGACGCCACCAACTGGCAGTCCGGTGGCCGGACGCTCGCCTCCAAGACCTTCACCACGCCTTCGTCCGGACTGGCGGTGTTTGACGCGGCCGACCTCTCCGGCGGAGGAACCGTGACGATCACCAACGCGTACGGGTGCCTGGTGTATGACGACTCGATCAGCGGCGGAACCGTGGTGGACCAGGGTGTGTGTTTCAACTACTTCGGGGGCGCTCAATCGGTCGTCGCAGGTTCGTTCACCATCGTCTGGAACTCCGACGGAATCATGAAGATCACGACCTGACCGAGGTGTTCCATGCCGATCCCCGCAGGTGTCGAGACCGTCACGCTGACCGACGGAGGCGTTTCCGTTGTCGCTCCGGACGGCACTGTCCTGAATGGCTACCTCACCGTGACCGGGGTCGACCTCGGAACCGTGAGTGAGGACGATCTTGTCTTTGGCGGGTACGCCCGGCGCCCGGTGGTTGACGGACGGTTCAATGCTCTGGTGCTGATCGCTTCCGACGCGACTGGCATCGACCCCACGGGCGCCACGTACATGATCAAGTTCACACCGCTCGCAGGAAGTGGAGGCGCCACTTGGACCCGCTACCTGCTGCTGCCGAAGGCGTCGCCCACGGTCAAGCTCGCGGACGTCCTGCTTCCGGACCCGGTGACCGGTTCCTACAGTGTCCTGGTGAACCCCTCCGGACTTCTGGCTCAGAGTGCCAACCTGTCTGATCTGGACGACCCTGCTGAGGCGCGCGACAACCTAGAGCTGGGGAACTCCGCAGTCCGGGATGTCGGGACGACAGCGGGCACGGTGGCCGCCGGCGACGACTCCCGCTTCACGGCCGCTGCTGAGTGGGTGTTCGATGTCACGGAGTACGGCGCCGTGGGGGACGCGCGCGTGGTGGGCGATGGTGCCATGGGGTCCGGAACGGCCGTACTCACCAGCGCGACCGCCAACTGGCCGATTGACATCGCGGGAAAGTCGATCTCGGTCAAGGGCGCCGGCCCGGCCGGGATCACCACACTGGTCACCACCGTGGCCAGTCGGCAGAGCGCCACGCAGATCACCCTCAGTGCGGCGAACGCCTCCGGAGGGGCCCTCGCCAACGCTGTAGTCTTCTGGGGCACCGACGACACCACCTCGATCCAGGCGGCCGTGGACGCGGCGGAGGCGTACCTGAACTCGGGACACACGTACGCGAAGGTGTACATCCCGCCTCGGGGACACATCATCGCCGGACCGCTGAACAACACCAAATCGGGCAACGGCCAGATCGTCTTCGGGATTTACGCGGCGACCGGTGTGAAGAAGATCCTGGAATTCGCGTCCGACAACACCGGAGCGGCGGCCGTCCGGCACTGGCAGCAGCTGGTTCCGCAGTACGGGGGCGCGTGCCTCATCTCGTTTGGGATGTACGCGTCCACGGTGGCGCAGACCGCCAACATCAACGCGGACGGGAATCCGGGCGTCATCTCGGGACCGAACGAAGGCTTCGGCTACGGGGCCGCAGCCCTGTTCAGCAACGTGATGCCGGTGCTGACCAACATCAGCTTCCTCACCGCGCACAGCTCCTTCGGGCTCACCTACGGGGCCGCCAACTTCTACGGCTGCGCCAACTCCCACATCACCAACTTCTCCACCAGCACAACGGGCATCGTAGCGATCGGCAGCGACTATTCCTCTCCGGGCACCTTCGGCACCGGACTCTCCGTCGGTCTGCTGCTCCCTGCTCCGGGCAACAATCACCACGTCGTCTGTGACAACGTGTCCATCCAGGGCGGGTACACCTATGCGATGTTCTGCACAGAACACGCCCTGGTCAAGCGATACATGGCCCTGTACTGCTGGGCTGGACTGGTCGCGGTCGGCAACTACTTCGGATCGGTCGGCAGTGTCCATGCCATGCGGATCCTCGCTGCTGGTATCGAGGCATGTGTCACCGAGGTGTACATCCTGGGTGTGGGTAGCGGAGGCGTTGGACCGATCCTCCACGTGGACGAGCTGAGCACCGAGTCCTCCACCCCCAACATCGGCGGGCAGGCGTCGCACATGGCCGCTGCCCGGGGTTGGGTCGTGTGGACGGGCCTGTTCACCGAGAGCGGGTTGACCCATGACAACCCGACCGGGATCGTTTCTTCCGACGGTCAGACCGCTAGTGATGTCCGGACCGTCACGGGAGCTGTCACGGTCCGGCCGATCGACAGGGTCCTCAAAGCGAATGCGGCCGGAGGCGTCGTTACGGTCAACCTGCCGTCGGCCGCTCCCAACCTCGTCACGTACACGGTCATCAAGTCCGATGCCACCGGCAACACGGTGACGATCGACCCGGCCGGGACAGAGACCGTCAACGGCGCAGCCACACGCGTCCTGTCCTCGCAGTGGGAGACTGTGACTCTCAAGTCCGACGGGTCCAACTGGATCGCTGTCTAGGAGGATCCCGATGCCGACTCGTTGTTCCAGTACCGAGATCATCGAGCTGGACGGGGAAGACCTGACCCTCCAGTGCGTGGAGTGGTCGGAAGACCCGGAGGGACGGCACGGAGGGGATCACAGCGCGCACGTCTCGCCGGCGCTCGGACACGTACGGAAGTGGCCGAACGAGAACCCCCTCTAAGCTGATCCCGCACACCCGCGAGAGGAGACACCGGTGACCGCAGAGTTCGGGCCATGCGCCGACTGGCCTGTCTACTGGACGTGCGACATATCCGGGTATGCTCCCGCGCTCACCGGATACGCCGTGACCATGGCAACCCGCGTCCTGTGGGCTCTGTCCGGGCGTCGGTTCGGAACGTGCACCACCACGCTCCGCCCGTGCCGCCGGGACTGCTACGACGCGTGGCCATGGGGATGGAGCCAGTGGGGAGCGGACACCGGCTTCGCGTCTTCCCCGTACGGGGACTGGAGGTACTGGTTCCCGATGTCCTGCGGGCAGTGCTCGGGACCCTGCGGGTGTGGTTCCCTGTCGGAAGTCGTTCTTCCCACTCCGGTCAGTGAGATCGTCTCGGTGAAGCTGGACGGGGTCGCGGTGACCGGGATCTACCGCGTCGACAACAACCGGCTGTTGGTGCGGACAGACGGCGGGCAGTGGCCGTACTGCAACGACCTGTCGAAGAACGACACAGAGCCGGGCACGTGGTCCGTGACCGCCTCATATGGCGAGGACGTTCCGGATGGTGCGCGGCTGGCCATGGGGGAACTCGCGTGCGAGATCCTCAGGGCGTCTTCGAATCAGGAGTGCAAGCTTCCCGCTGGGATCCGGTCCATCGTCCGTCAGGGCGTGGAGATCGAATACCTGAACCTGAACGATCTCCTGGAGAAGGGCCGCACCGGTCTGAAGCTCGTCGACCTCTTCCTGGCGTCGGAGAACCCCCACAACCTCCAGCAGCGCGCCCGGGTATACAACGTCGATCGCATGCTGCACCGGAGGGCCGGGACGTGATCACTGGATCTACACGCTGGTACACCGTCGGCACCTATCTGGTCACGTCGGTCTACGGCGGGCTGAGCAGCAAGCCCGCCCGGTATGGACTCGTCCCCGGAGAGATCGCATGGGACGAGTGCGACTGTGCCGGTCTCCTCGCCGTGACGCTCCCCCGGGTATACCTCTCGGAACTGTTCCCTGAGGAAACGGACTCGGTCACCGGCGGGAAGTGCAAGGCGCCGTACGAGGTTGGAGAATTCACCGTCTCGATCGTCCGGTGCGCACCGACAGCTGTGCCTCCGGACATCGCACCGACCGTCGAAGAGCTGGACGCGACCGCCGGACTGCTGATGCAAGACACGGCGGAAACGATGGACGCGCTCAGTCGTGCGCTCTGCCTGTACCAGGACAGTGACATGATCTCTGACTATCTGATCACACC